TTGTCTACTTCTTGTTGACTATAAGTCTTGGTTGCTTGTGCCTGATTTTCAGTTGCGCCTGTAGCATCAGTTGCTGTATCGTTTGCCAATGTTGTATCGGTCATTGTTACCTCGCCTCCTTTGGAGTAATTGTTGTTTATTTATACCAAAAAAATAATAGTTTATTTCTTGGGTGGTTTCTTGCCGTTTTTCTTACCGTATGCCATATTATTTTCCTTTAGTTGGTTGCTTGTATCCTGCCGCATGTGCGGCTTGTCCCTGGCGTGTGGCCTTGGCCTGTGCACCAGGACCAGTGTAAACAGTACCTGACTGTCCCCACTGATATCCTACTTTACCGTTTTTCATTACTTTGTGTACTGGCATTTTGCTGTTCCTTTTTGTTACCAAATATTCTATCATAATTGGTTTTGTACTTTTCATGATCAACAGGACGTGGGCGAGCGCCTTTGCCTGCTTCATGATGGTATGAATCTATTGGATCGCTTTTGCTCATTCGGGTGCTCCTGCTGGTGTAGGTGTTGCATCTGTTACAGGACCGCCTGCTACCCATGCATCACAAGTTCTTGTGGATTTGCACTTGAAGTCAAATGCTTCACAGTAGCCCAGTTGTCCACCGCCCACGCTGTCCCACTCATCGCCTGTGGCTCCGCCTGCTGTCAAGCCTGCATCAATGCAGTCCAGGATAGGTGTAGTCATATTAAAGAAACTACAGTTAGCACATAGGCTTTGTTTGGCAGTGGCCACATCAGTGTTCCACATGTCTGCCTTGGCCATCCAAAACACTTGGTTGGGTAGTGCAGGGTTAAGTGGACCATAGTTGGCTGTGTCAATGGCTGTTTGTCTGTTAGCCAGGTTAACGCCAATATCCTGCGTGGCTACGGGGCAGGTGGCGCCATTAAAATTTGCTGGGGGTGCCTCAGGCGCAGCCATGGCGTCTGCTGGCACAGCAGATTCAAGACTGGCTTGTATCTTGTTAATCTCATCGATCTCGGCTTGATACATGGCCTGTTCACGTTCTTCTTCATACTGGATTTCATAGCGTGGATCGTCCAGCAATTCACGCACACGGAACTCCAACAAGGCCTGTGACTCTGGTGTCTTGATACTGCCTGCAATGCTTTGCAAACTACGAAGTGCATTGGGTACATCACGCACACTGAACTCATCTGGGTAGTCAATCTCACCATCAAATACTGTGCCTTCATACAAGGCATACCAACGCCAGATTTGTTCTTCTGCCAGTTCAAGGTTGTCAGCAAACTCTGCCAGTCGTGCATTCAGCAATTGGAATTCTGTTTCCATGGCCACACCTGATAGTGTGCGGCTTTCTGTGGCACGGATTGCACCTGTGTTGGCCATTTGATCAATGCTTTCTACTGTGTGTTTAATTGCTTGATAGATGCTGTCTACTGAAGCACCACTGAACTCTAACAAGTAAGGCTTTAGTCCAGGATCTAGGTTGTCTGGCATGTGTATCATTGAACCAGCACCAATGCCTGCTTGTGTTTCAGGTGTCTTAACTAGACTTGGATGTGTGTTCATGCGTATGCTTTGTTCTACTTCTGAGGTAGCGTTGTAGATAAACTTCTGTGCATCAGCAATATCAGTAATATCACTGACTCCAATACCACGGACCATACTGCGGCCATTGTAGGCACAAACAGCAGGAATCTTGCCTAGGCCATTTACTTCTGTAACATCGCTGACAAATTTTTTGTTCTTGTCATCAACAATTACGGTGCGAACTGTTTCTTTGGTCCACTCTTTGATTGTTTTTACTGAACCATTGACATCTTCTAGGTACTTGAAATAACTTAGTTCATAGCCACCCATTGGAGTGCGTTGGTAGTTCCAGTCTGTGACCACAAGTGGTGTCAACAAGTTCACATACGGACGAACGCCTAGAGCAATTTCGTCAGCACGAGTCTGTAGACCTAGATTTGGTTTTGCAACAATGATCCAGCAATGACCAAACACTGAAGCCCATGTTGAAACATCCTTCATGAATTGGTCTAAATTGCGGCCATCCATGTCGCAGTTCCATAGGAATGGATCTAGTTCAGGGATACCAGCAATGCTCATAAATTCACGATCTGGACTGTCACGGAATAGGAAACTGTTATATACGGAAACCACTGATTGGCAATGGTTTTCTAATGGGGTTGTGCGTAAACGAGCATCATACTCCTTGCCGCTTTCTAGTTCATACTTGGTTAAATGAGAGGCTTTGCGATATTCTTCGCCACCTAGATAACTTTCTAAAAGGTATATCCAATGATTTTGATAACTGGTATATGTTTCATTACCAGCCAGGGCTTCTGCAATTTCTTGTTCTAATAATTCTGTAGCATTCATGTTTTATCCTTAGTTAATTCTATGTCCCCAGCGTTGTGCTTGTAAAGCACTGGGGTCAACGTCTCTACGCACAGGAAACATAAAATCCACGGCATAGGATAGTGCATCATTCATGTGATCAAACTCACCCTTTTCAGGCACTGAGTTAGATCCCTCTTTATAGACTTGTCTTTCTAGACACTGTATTGTATATTTACACTGAGGGCTAATAAACAGGTTTCTTTCACCCCTTGCATTGCATAAACGGCTGTTCAATGCGTTTATTCTGTCGCGGACTGGTGTGTGTGCTCTTGGTGCTTTGACAATAAATCCTGCGTTGGCAAGGATTGTATGGTCACTTTGTCCTTGGCTCTTAGTAGAGCGGGCACTGCCCGCTGGGTCTGGGTAACAGAAGACTTTTGACTTTGGGTATCTACTTTTGATCTCATCGCAGAGTTCATGAGTATTGCTGGAATACAAGGTGATTTCATCAATGACATATAGCACATCTCCATTACGAACCATTACGCTGGCACACAGTGGACTGACGTTGAAGTCCATGCCTATGTAAAGCATTGATGTGTCAGGCTTTTCTAATTCTTTGAGATTATGTACGCGGTCAAAACTGTAGTAAATTCTACCAGCAGCCTCTTCCCACGTGGCCATGTATTCTTGGCGGAACAAGCGTTCATCCATGTCACGCTTGGCTGCTTCAACTTCTTCAGGGCTGACATTGCCACCATCAAGTGTGGTAAATGTCCAACTGCTCCAACTATCACCTTTGTCCAAGGCATTACTATAGATTTCATAGGCCCATGAACTACGACCACCTTTGGGTGTGCCAATGAACATAGCATGGCCTTCTTTGTCACTGAGTGTTGGTCTTACTGCTGTCCACACATCTGGATCCATGTCTGCAAATTCATCAAACACACAGAAATTTACTGAATAACCACGCATACGATCATAGGCATCTGCACTCATGATCTGTATGGTGCTGCCATTCTTAAGTGTAATGCTGAGTTCGCTTTCGTTGGTCTTTGAAATCCAGTTTAGACTGCCCAAGCGTTCTTTTAACTGTTCCCACACAATGCCTTTGCCCTGACTGCGTGTAGGTGCGATATACCAGCAACGCTGTTCTGGAAAACGGCTGAACTTGGCCAGTTCACGGATGGCTAGATAGGTCTTGCCAAATCTTCTGCCGCAGATAGCAGTCCTGAATCTTGCTGTGCTGTCCGCAATCTGTTGTTGAGCCCTGCTGAGTGGCATCAGTCATTCCAAGGAAGTATCTTATCAGTGTCTGTGGCACCTGGATCCTCCCTTTGACCAAGATACTGTTTGCCCAGCCATATCAACAGTGCTGAATTGCCATCTAATGCGGCTTTGATCTGTGCTCTGCGTAGTCTATGCTTGAGATCCGCACGTCCCTTGGCAATGTAGTCTGAAAAATTATATTTTAAGGTTTCTCTGTTGATTTGAAACCAATCTGCCATCTCCTGCATATCACAGCCCAATGCGGCTAGTTTGTAGACATCATCAGGTGGCACTACTTTTTGGTTTTTACCTCTGCCTACTACTAGACCATCGCGGGTCACTGTGCCCCAGCGTGGGTTCTGACGAGGTTTAAATTCCCATGCAGGGTAATTACCACCTTGTTCAGGAGCCTCAGCAGGCACTTCACAGTCACAGGATTGTGTGTGATCACATGAGTTAGTCACAGGTTTTACAGTGACTTTACCACTGTCTTTGATATTATCATTCATATTTTTATTTAACGGACTCAGCGTTTATACTGGCAGATATTGGTTTCATTTCCAGAGTTTCAATACGTTTACGCATTGACATCATTTCTTTGCTGAGTAAGGCTATTTCTAATCTATCTTGTTGTACGACATTTGTGAGTTTTGAATTCTGAAATATCAAATCACTGATAACGTCTGCGTGTTGTTTTACCGCAGGTGCCATCAATTCAATGTTGTTCTTGCAATTTTGTAAGTCCTGCATTGGGTCCCAGGTGGGATCAACCCACCATGGAGTTTCTTTAGCCATATGGCCTCCTTCACAAGTAATAATATTCTTGTGGTTTATATTTTAATCTAACACCAATCCCTTCTGGAGTTATTCCATAGTGTTTGGCTGCTTGTTTACGACTTTCAAATTGTCCATCAGGAGTCATAATAGGTTTTCTATTAACTTCACTGGCTCTTTGTTTGCATTTTTCTGTAGCCTTCAATCCAAAATGACCTTCAGAAATATTTTTCTCAACTTGTTTAATGCAAACATTACCTATTTCATAATGACCAACATCATTATGACGACTCATGACATATTTGCCTTTTAAACAGCCTCTTTCATGCCAGTGGCCAGAATCTAACCAAATTTTATACCATTCATCAAATGTAAGTTTGAACTCAATTGGATTGCCTAAGGCATCTACTCTACGTTTTACACTACATTTGTGTTGAATGTATTTGTTTCTTGCTTGTCTTTGTTCTAATGGATACATTATTAAATGTTAACAAAATATGTAACACAAATCAAGCACTTCTGGCTTCCACTTTAACTTTGAAAAATCTGCGATCTTCTAAGCCATCATCTGTGATGATTTTACAAAATATTGTGTAACTCTTGCCTACCTGACCTTCATCTAATGTGATAAAAGTTTTGGTTCCTTGAATGCCATCAGTAATTTTAACCAATGGATCAGGATCATTGGCACGAGCCTGAATAGTCCATGTAGCAGTAACTAAACTGTCACCTGTTTCAAGCCAATCCGCCCAATCCAATGTATAGGTTAGTTTTGCTTCTGGGTCTTTGCTGATTTGTAGACCTTGTATGGTCTGAATGAATCCTTGTGTAATAGCCATTTAATATCTCCTTTATATTATATAACTTTCATCTGTGTTGGCCACACTGGTAATACGGTTTTCTTCTACAATATTAGAATTTCTAATTTCTTCTAATAGAGTATAGGTTCTAATTTCTTTTACAGTTTTATATGTTCTTATTTCCTTAGGAATCATATAGGTCAAATCAGGATCAATCCTAATTTCAACTGTTTGACATTGAAGTGTGAATGAGGCTGTTAATTGTGCCTGTGCAGAACTTTGTTCACTGCCCACAACCAGTTGACTTGCCAATGCCTGTAGTGCCACTGTGGCTGTTCTTGTTGTCTGTGCCTGTGCTGACAGCGTGGTTGTGCTGGACAACAAGGCTGTTTTGTTTACAACAATGCCTGTGGCTGTTAATTGAGTGGCCACAGTGTTAAATTGTGCTGTTGTCCTACGTGTTCTAACAGCATCAGCAGACAATGTTGTTGATGCTGTTTGTATGCTGGCAGCAACTATGACTATTTCTGCACTGATTGTTAATGCGGCATTGGCAGACACAGTGACTTCAGCAGTCTTAACCAATCCCACAGATGCTGAGAGTGTAAATTCACTGTTGGCTGTGATCACTGCACCACTGCTGGCTTCACCTGTGGCAGTTAATGTGCTGGCCACAGGCATGTTTACTAATGTATCGCCTACTTTGGCTGCGGCAGTTAATTGAGTGGCCACACTGGCAAATTCAGTGCTGAACTGTTTAATGCGTGTGGCTACTGTAGTCTGTGTAAATGCCGCATCTAATTCTGCAGATAGATCAGCACTGCGTTGTGCTGTGGCAGTTTGTGTAAACACTGCATCAGCACCTTCAAAGTCTGTGTCACGTATTCTATCATTAACTGTGCTTTGTGCAAATGCACTGCTTAGACTTACGTTGGCATTTCTAATTGCCTCAGCATCTGTGATTTGTGTGAATACACCGTTAGCACCTTCAAAGTCTGTGTCGCGGATTCTATCCGCTTGAACTGTTTGATTGAAGTCAATGGGTATGTCAACAATGGTGCTGTCTAAGATAGCAACAGCATCAGCAGTCTGTGTGAATTATTCATTGTCACTGACTAAGAAATC